CGCTGGGCGCGAGGAGCAGTTCCGGCACTATTATTGGCGGTGCCTGTGGTACGCTTCCTATTTCCACCCCAACCATGGGTGGGGGAGGTGGTGCCATTGGTGCTACTGGTATGGCTGGAGCCCCCGGGATTGGGGGAGCTGACGGTACTCCATGTTTTTCATCAGACAGTACTTGAATTTGTCTGTTAGTAAGCATGTCTCCGATCGTCAGTAACTGCGCTTCTTGCCCTTGAAGTGCGGACGCCGTTTCTTCTAGGCTCTCTTTGGTGGTTTTCTTTGGCCGTCTGAGCAAGGGTAGCATTTCCCCGTTCTGACGGAAAGTCCACATAAAGCAACCTAAACCATTAATAAGAGCCTGGCGTTCCGCATCGTCAGCGTTCACGAACGCACCGGCGCGGCTCGATTGCAGTTTTTCGAGAGTCCTTCGGGTCTCTCGGTAGATTAGTAATTGGGTGTCTGGTGCGAGTTCTTTGATTCGTGAAAGTGGCGTGGGGACACGATAAACCCACGAACTGTTACGTAGCCGCCGCTTCAGCCTTGCACTTATATGGGGGCTAACACGGATTAGGGCCGCTAGGGTGGTGACTCCAGAAAGGAGTTTCCGACCGGCGACTGCCCGCTGCCGGCCGACGCGTTTGAGCACGCGTTTGCTGGCAATGTGATCCATTGAACTAGAACCACTTATTCCGTGTTTATTGGGCCTGGCTTGATCTAGAGCGATTTGGAGACCTACTAATGTCTCGGCGAGTGGCATGTCGTCTTTGCTCTTCCTTTCTCGCGTGCTGATGGGGCGGATTCCTGCGACCACTTTCTTGAGTATCTCTCTCTCTTCGGAGGGTCTGATCTTGATTTGGTGTGTTGCGGGTCCGCTCTTGAGGTATGCGGCTAGGAGGGCTATAGACGATTGCCCTCGGCTACTGAGACCGTCTCCTCCCGTGATCGGGGGTCCTTGAATGGTTCCATGGACCCTAGCCAGAGCCCATTGGGCGGCTCTCCTCACCATGCCCTTTTCTTCGCGGATTATTTGTCGTAGCCGGATGTTCGTCTCTGCCTTTTTGGTGGTTGATGGATCTTTGGCCGCGATGATTTCCGCGAGTTTAGGGACTGGGGAGGAGGTGGCAGTGACAGGGCCGAAGGAGGCTTTCTTGGCCTCAATGAGCAATTCACAAAATACGCCTCTTGTACCTGTGTAGCTCTTGCTCAAGTTGGGTCTTAGACCGACTTGGGCCAGGGCCCTTTCGTATCTGCGGATTTGTTTTGCGGTCCATAACGCTACTAAATCATCTCCGCAGATTGCGAACGATTCGAAAGGGCCAGCTTCGCTGGCGCAGTAGGCGTTTAGGATTGATAGGATAGGCCACGTGGTGCCCAGACCCATATGAGCACCCCGGTTGGTTATACCAGCGCTCGTGACCATAGGACCCTGAGTCGCGAGTGTTGCCTCCCTATCCCCGGGCAACCAGCCACGAGTGAGTTCGGTGAGGACGGCTTGCGCTGCGTCATGTCGGATGAAGTCCGACGCGCAAGTCAAGTCCGCGCTGTACAATGAACTCTGGCGCCGCCCTTCTAGGTAGATCTGCTGGTTTCTGAGTGTTCGACTGTAGACGCTGAACCTTTTTAGGAAGGGGATGAGTCTTCGGTTGGCACAGACGGACCAGTGGCTAAGCCCAGCAGGGTGGAGAGAGGCGACCCGTACCTTCCCTCCGTACTCGGTTATTGCGATTGTTTTTGTTTCGCGGCTGCCTAAAGTGGCCAACATTCTGGAAACCTCGTAGTGACTTAGTGTGGATTGGAAGGACCACGGGACCTCTCTGTGTAGCCCGGGAAGACGCGCCCTAATGTCTAAGTATTCCTCGAAGGAACTTCCGAGTTCGTCGGCGTCTGGTCTTCCTTTTGAGAAGTCGTTTGTGCTGAGTCGTTGTTTCCATGGGCCTTCTAGGTTCGCCTGGAGGGTTCTGGATCTTCGATCATGAAGCCAAGCGTCTTCGCAAAGTTGGTATCGGACACCCCCGTTCTTTTGGGTTCTTTCGAGGCATGCGCTCATTGAGGCTAAGGGAGCGACCGCCTTGTTCGGGTCATAGTTTTGTGCGAGATCCATATGGTGTGCCACGAATTGGCGCACCCCCAAGAGGACTGCGGGAAGGCATTTCTGGTCGTCGGCTGGAGTGTCGACCCAACGAGAGATAGTGGCCGCCTCAGCTTCTTCATGGACATATGTCATGTCTAGCCAATATGCTCTTTTGAGTGTACTGGCAATGAGGAGGTCGCGCGGTTGTTTACCTCTTGTTGGACCGTATCTCCGGCTGATTGCCGGATCTACCTTTCCGTAGTCCCCAAGGGCCTTTGCGCGCCAGTAATGCGTTATTCTGGCGACTGCGGCTGGTCCTTCGTTGAGGAAGTCCATTAGGAATTTGATATACCCGATCAGGATTCGTCTTGATTGTGGTTTTGT